AACTACGTGATGGATATCAGGGATTTCAACAAGCTGCCAAACGATCAAATTCCGGCAGAACTGTTCGACCTTGACATTCTTGACGGGTCTCCGCCTTGCACGACGTTCTCGGTCGCGGGCGAGCGCGAAGAAAGCTGGGGCAAAAAGAAAAAGTTCCGCGAGGGGCAAGCGGAACAGACTCTTGACGATCTGTCCTTTGTGTTTATCGAAACGATCAGGAAACTCAAACCGAAGGTCTCGATTATGGAGAACGTTGAAGGGCTGCTATTGGGCGAGGCGTGGTCTTACGTTCAGAAGATTTACAAGCAGCTGCACGATATCGGTTATCAGGTCAAACACTATTTGTGCAAGAGCGAATATATGGGGGTGCCGCAGACAAGACACCGCGTGTTCTTTATTGCCGTCAGGAATGATATAGAGTTTGACTTTGACAAACTTGATATGTCTTTTAATTACGAGCCGATAACTTACGGCGAGATAAAAGAGGGCGAGGGAGAACAAATAAACAAAGACACAGAAATCTTCCGGTGGTTATGCAGGGCAAATGAGAACGATAAACGAATAAGTGATACCATCGTGAGATTGGGCGAGAAAGAAAAGTTATTCAATCACAGAATCGCGTGGGAGCACAACGTGATGCAAACTGTTGCGTCGGCGGGAGAAATACTGCGGGGGAAAGAAAAAACGAGGGTATCAAAAAACGATTTGATTTCCGCGCAAACCTTTCCCCGCGATTACGAATTTGATAACGAACGATTCAGCAACGTGCGGTATATATGCGGGATGAGCGTTCCGCCTGTGATGATGAAGAGGGTCGTAGAGAGAGTGATCGAGACAGGGGTATTTGAGGGAAAGGAGAATGAAGATGGATGAATACATAGAAAACGGAGACGATCAGATAAGGATGGTTAGTGAATGAACGACACAAAACAAACCGAGCGTGAGGCGTTTCATGCCGGGTATCAGGCAGGGTATGAGAACGGAAAGAGAGACGCGGTGAGGCACGCATATAACAAGTGCGAAAAATACTCAACGCAGTTTGAGTGTTCGGCGTGCGGTGAGGAATGTAACGATACTGTACCGTGGGATCATTCGGAAATTGAGTATTGTCCTCATTGTGGAGCGAAGATCATAGACGAGATGAAATACAAGATGCTGTATCACAGCGCGTTTCCGGACGGAAAGGAGAACGGAGAATGAGCAAGAAAGAGCGGAAGAGAATGTGCCTTAATTGCCGACATCGAGTTATAAGAGGCGCAAGTGACTTCTGCGACAAAGGCGGGACGGATATCGAGATAGACACGGTCACCGGGATGATAGACGAGGCGCCGACCATCAACGAGTGGATAAGCGTCAAGGAGAGGTTGCCTCAAGACGAGCAGTGGGTGGCGGCACTTTTATACGGGCTTGTGGGATATAACACCATTCTCCTGCAATATAACGCGATTCTCAACGAGTTCATCACCGATGACGGGATAGAGTACGACATTGATGATGTGGCGTATTGGGTCGGATTGCCCGAGCCGCCGGAGGCGTAATAATGGACTGGCACGAATGGAGCGAGAAGCCGGAGCGCGGCGGAGTGTTTCTTGTTTTGCTGACGAACACGTGGTCGAGGGTGCTTGGGATCGAGGTGGGAACATACGACGCGATCTTTGAGGAGTGGACGTTCCCACAGGAAGGCGACGAGACGCCGAGGTATTGGATGGAGGTCCCCGAGCTGCCCGTTTGGTTTCCCGAGTGGGATAAAGAGCTGGAGGTGTAAAGTTGATCCGGTTTAGTATTCCCTATCCGGCAGACCGGCATAAAAAGTCGGCGTGGATGCAGCGATATGGGATGAACGCATATTACTCCGGGAAACATTGGACGTACCGGTCGCAAGACAGCAGATATTGGCACGCGCTGGTATGGGAACAGATGGCGAAAGCGAGGATCCCGAAGCGGGTGCTGGAGGTGCCGGTGGAGATATGGTTCCGATGGAACGACGGGCTGGATATCGACAATCACGCAGCGATGGGGAAGATGATTGTCGACGGGATGAAGGGCTATTTGCTGAAGGACGATAAGCCGAAGTACGTAAAGGGTGTACATCACGTATACCAGACGGACGTAAACGAGAAAAAAAGAAACGCGATAATAGTGGAGATACGGGAGGCGTGAAGTGGATATAACAGGCAAGAAGATCCTCGACGTTACCTGCGGCGGGCGCTCGATTTGGTTTGACAAACATCATCCGCTTGCAGTGTATACAGATAAGCGCGAGGGATATTACGAAAAGCAATTCGGCAAGAATCACGGCGGGCTGAAAAAAATCCGGGTCGAACCTGATCTGATTGCAGATTTTACGGACCTGCCGTTCCCGGACGAGTCGTTCCATCTCGTCGTGTTCGATCCGCCGCACCTTGCGACCTTGTCGGAGACGTCGTGGATAAGAGCGGCGTACGGCAATCTCGAACCGAACTGGCGCGAAATTTTGCGGGAGGGGGTCGATGAGTGTATGAGAGTTTTAGTGCCTTACGGGACGTTGATATTTAAGTGGGCCGAGGTTGAGTACACAACAAGAGAAGTCATCAATGCGATAGGAAGGGAGCCGTTATTCGGGCATCATTCGGGGAAGAAGAGCTTAACTCATTGGCTCGCGTTTATGAAGGTGCCGGAATGAAGAGCATACTTCAGGTTGACGAGGAAAAGTGCTATCTGTGCGGTATGCCGGAGAACGGAGACCATCTTGATTGGCATCACGTTTTCGAGGGATCGCGGAGACAGTTGAGCGAGAAATACGGACTCAAGGTAAAACTGCATCATCGGCAATGCCATCAGGAAGGACCGAGGGCGGTACATAGAAACGCTGAGACGATGAAGCGGATGAAAGCGACCTGCCAGAAGGCGGCGATGGATTACTACGGATGGAGCGTGGAAGAGTGGATAAAGATATTCGGGAAGAGTTATCTGTAGAAGACTGGGAGGACTATCCCTGCAACGAATGCCCTAAAGACCTCTTACACTGCGAATACAGAAGGTGTATGAAGTACCGGGCGTGGTTCGGGAAGTGGTGGAGGGCGCTGACGGCGGCGCTTAAACCCCGTGGGAAAGTTTGAGAGAGAAGAGGCGACCTGCCCATTCTATGCCGGCGAGCGGGGAGCCTGGATATCCTGCGAAGGGGCGCTGTTTGAGTCAATCTCCACGCACGTAATATTCCCTAATAAGGAAAGCCGCGCTGAGGCGGCTGTCACGTTATGCTGTGGGGACTGGGAGGAATGCCCGGTAGCGCGAGCGATCAGCAGAAAGTACGAATGAGAAAAGGACCCTTATCGGGTCCCCTTCTCCATATCTCTGCGTATCAGCGTCTTGACGTAGCCCTGCACCGACTCGCCGTTTTGTTTGAGCCGGTCGAACCGGGCGAGGATGTCGGCGTCGGTGCCGAGGTTGAACTTGAACGTCATCTTCTTGGTATGGGTCGCGTCGTACTTTGCTTGAGGGGTCATCTCTCAACCACCTCCCAAGTGATTCTTGACTTTCTCATTTCCTGTCCTCCCATTTCTCAAATACTACGAAACCGTTTCCGTAGTAGATGCCGACGAAGACACAGCGTCCGACAAACTCGCTCGTAAATTTCAGTTCTGCTTTTTTCATCATCAAATCTCCTGCGTAAGGGCGCCCCCATAAAGTCGGGATATTGGCTTCCCGTGAAGCCCCCGGAAGGGGGGCGTTTCGCCTGGTTGCCATCCAGGCTCATCAGACGGGTTAGTCTTCCCACACGATGTGGGCGTCTTCGTACTTGTTGTAGTTGTAGGGAGGTTCTTCCGCTCTGAAGACCACGGCGTCGGCGACGTCTTCGATCTCTCCCCACTGGGAGACCCACTCGGTTACCGCGTCAACCTCTTCGGGGTCGCAGGTGACGTAGATCGTGTTGCCACTGTCGTTGGTGACCGCCCAGAGAGACTCGCGGTCCCTGACGTTGTTGAAGATACAGAGGAGGGCTTCCTTATACTTGTCGATGCCCTCGACTCTGACCGCGACTTCCTTCGCGGGTTCTTCCCACACTGTGATTTTATGAGACCTCATCATATCTCCTTTGCCCCACGTCATTGGGCGCGACGTATTAGCGGTTTCCCGCGATCCCCCGGAGGGGATTTCGGCTCGTGACCGGCGAGCCATCATCAGGCGGGTTATTTGTTGTCACCTCCTTCCCTTAAAGGTCCGAGAAGCACTCGCCAGCGCGGGACTCAGTCATCCCGCCGTTGACGCAAGAGAGATACCGTTGCAGTACACGCCAGTTGACTATGTCGGCGATCAGTCCGTACTCCTTCCCGGTGACTCTGCCGCTTTTAGCGGTCCACTCAAGTTCGTTGACCATCTCCTTGAACTCGAGGACTTCATCCTCGTCGCGGAGGACGTGTCCGGCGATCTCAACGGGTTCGGTGATCAAGCCGTCGCGCATATCGTACACGATACACCATAGTTTGTCGTTCATCGACTCGAGGTTGAAAATCCACGACCTCTTCACCCAGTATTTCCGTTGTTCCATTCATCATCTCCGACCTAACGGCACCGGTCCGAGCCGTACTTGCGGTTATCCGCGACGCTCCAGGCGTTTCGGGGAGGGAACCGCCCTCCCCATCATCAGGCGGAATTATCTGTAGTAGGTAGCAGAGAGTACGACGTCATCGTAGAGTTCCGGGGTTCCCCGGTTGTCGGTGACCAGGTGCGCGTTGTCGCCGAGCATCCAGTCCTCGATGCCGTCCAGGTCCCAGAGTTCACCGTCCTCATCGGTGAAGGTCACGGTGTCGCTGTCTTCTTCAATGTAGGTCACGATCGCGTCGTGTGCCTGGAACCGGGATTCTTGAGTGCTGGGGGTGGAAGCGGCGGTGGCTCCCAGTGCGATGCCTCCTGCTATCAGGAGTGCGGCTACGATTGCGTTTCTCATTCATCATTCTCCTTTGCCCGGTTGGGCGATAGTGTTCGGGGGGTCCCGACGCAGACATCTTACCATAGGTCAAGACCGATTGTCAACGATTTTTCCGACATTCTCTGTTTTGCACAAATAAGGCAAGACCGATTTGTGCAGAATGACAACGCAAAAAGGGGGACTCCCGCGAGGGGTCCCTTTTGTGTTACCATTAGGAAGGATATCAGCAATACGCATACGCATATGCGGGAAATAGATAGGAAGGGAGGCGCTCGGATGGACTGGGCGGGGATAAGAAACGAATACATCACCACGACGATCAGCCAAAGAGCGCTTGCTGAGAAGTACGGGGTCAGCCACGTTACCCTGGGCAAGAGAGCCAAGCGGGAGGGGTGGCTAGACGCTCGTAGGCAAAAGGACGACAAGACGAAGGCAAAAACCATCGAGAAGGCGTCCGAGAGAGGCTCGAACGTGAGACTCAGCGTCTACGACACCGCTGAGAGGCTCCTGAGGGTCGTCAACGGGCAGATAGACAGCATCGAGGGTGGAGAGCCTATCAACCCAAAGGATGTCGCTACAACGCTCAAGATCGTGCGAGACGTGCTTGACGTCAAGAGCGAGAGAGACCTCGCCGAGCAGGACGCTCGGATCGAGAAGTTGAGAAGAGAGGCGGCAGGCGAGGCTCAGGATCGCGAGATCACTGTCAGGTTCGCGGAGGGCGAGGGATGGCAGAACTGATCTTACCGGAGCCTTCCGATACTCAGAAGCAGTTCCTCTCCGATCAGCATAAGTACGTAGCCTTCGGAGGCGCGAGAGGCGGCGGTAAGTCCTGGGCAGTGAGAACGAAGGCGATTCTGTTGGCGCTTGGGCATCCGGGCATACGGATACTGATCATCAGACGGACGTATCCGGAACTCCGCATCAACCATATCTTACCGATACAGCAGATGGTCCCGCCTGAGATCGCCAGGTGGAACGACGGGCGGAAGGAATTGACGTTCCCGAACGGCTCGATCATATTCTATAGGTTCTGCGCCAGCGACAGGGACCTCCCGGGGTTCCAGGGACTCGAGTGCGACGTCCTGTTTGTGGACGAAGCGACGCAGTTCTCGGAGGAGCAGTACCTGGTCCTCAAGGCGTGCGTCCGAGGCGTCGGGAACTACCCGAGGAGAGTCTACCTGACGTGCAACCCTGGAGGCGTGGGACACGGGTGGGTGAAGCGCCTGTTCGTCGATCGGAAGTTCGAGGAGAACGAGAACCCGGATGAGTACTCGTTCATCCGGTCCCGCGTCTACGATAACCGCGTCCTGATGGAGTCTCAGCCGGACTACGTGAGCCAGTTGGAGACCCTGCCGTATAAATTGAGGAAGGCGTGGCTGGAGGGCGACTGGGACATCCCCGAAGGCGTGTTCTTCGAGGAGTTCAGAGACCTGCCCGATCATTACAGAGATCGGAAGTGGACGCACGTCATCGATCCGTTTGACGTACCGGACGGCTGGACGATCTACCGGTCGTTTGACTGGGGCTACGCAAAGCCGTTCTCGTGTGGCTGGTGGGCTATCGACTACGACGGCGTTGCTTACCGGATACTCGAATACTACGGATGCGAACCCCGCGAGGCGAACGTCGGGTTGAAGATGACGGCTGACCAGGTGTTCTCGGAAATCCACCGCATCGAATGCGAACATCCCTGGCTCCGGGGCAAGCACATCGAAGGCGTGGCGGACCCCGCGATCTGGGCGGCGGACACCGGCGAGTCGGTCGAGGAAGTGGCGGCGAGGCACGGCGTCTACTTTATGAGGGGCGATAATCAGCGTATCCCAGGCTGGCTCCAGATGCACTACAGACTTGCCTTTGATGCGAACGGCTACCCGATGCTCTACGTCTTTAACACCTGCAAGGCGTTCATAAGGACGATACCGACGCTTCTGTACGACGAGTACAGGGTAGAGGACCTCGACACAGAAGGCGAGGATCACGTAGCAGACGAGAGCCGATACTTCTGTATGGCGAGACCCATCAAACCCAGAAAGGCGGCACGGAAGGACGGGTTCACGGCAAGTCCTCAACACCTGTATCTCGATATTAAGAAGGAAGACCTGGCTCCGCCTCCCTCGAGGATCGCCAGGATGGAGGTAATAGATGGCAATATTTGACAGATTCAAGCGCCAGTCGGCACCGAAGCCTACGGCGGAGGAGTACCTGGCTACCCTGCCCCAAAATGGGTATACCCAAAATGGGGATACCCTCACAGCCGATCAGGTGATGACCAACCCGATCGACGAGGGGCAAATTAAGAAAGCGACCGAGATTCTGGAGGAGTACAAGAAAGGCAAAGCGACCCTCGAACAGCACATCGTCGATAACGAGAAGTGGTATCGGATGCGGCACTGGCGGACACTGAAACAGGACGCCTCGTCGGTGAAACCAGTGTCCGGGTGGCTGTTCAATATGATCGCCAACAAGCACGCAGAGGTGATGGATAACTTTCCTCGTCCTAACATTCTCCCGAGGGAAGCGGGCGACAAACCCGAGGCGGAGATGCTCTCCGACATCATCCCTGTGGTGCTTGACCAGGCGGAGTTCGAGCAGACCTACTCCGACGTGCAGTTGTACAAGATCAAGTCTGGGACAGGCGTATACGGCGTCTTCTGGGACCCGACGAAACTGAACGGGCTGGGTGACATCACGGTCGAAAAGATCGACCTGCTCAACCTGTACTGGGAACCGGGTGTGATGGACATCCAGGACTCGCGGAACCTGTTCTTCGTTCAGTTGGAGGACAACGACGCCCTGGTGGAGAAGTACCCGCAGTTGGCAGGCAAACTCGGCACGTCAACCCTGACGATCACCGACTACGCTCACGACGACGCTATAGACACCAGCAAGAAGTCCGCCGTTGTTGACTGGTATTACAAAAAGAACGGCACGCTCCAGTACTGCAAGTTCGTCAATCAGGACATCCTCTACTCGACGGAGAACAACCGGGAGATGCTGTACGACCACGGCAAGTACCCGTTCGTCTTCGACACTCTGTATACGATCGAAGGATCGCCCGCCGGGTTCGGGTTCGTTGACGTAGGTAAGTCGGCGCAGGAGTACATAGATCGTTGCAACCAGGTGATCTTGGAGAACGCCCTCCAGGGAGCGAAGCCCAGATTCTTCATAAGAGGCGACGGCTCCGTTAACGAGGAGGAGTTCGCCGATCTCGGCAAGCCGTTTATCCACGTTACCGGGAACCTCGGAGAGGAATCGATCCGACCCATCAACGCGATGCCTCTCCCCAGCCTCTACGTCGAGGTCATCAACGCCAAGATCGATGAGTTGAAGGAAACCACGGGCAACCGGGACGTCAACACGGGAGGCTCTACAGGCGGCGTCACGGCGGCGTCTGGTATAGCGGCGATGCAGGAAGCCGCATCCCGATTGGCAAGGGACAACAACAAAGCGGCGTACAGGGCGTTCCGTCAGGTCGTCCTGCTGGTAATAGAGTTGATCAGGCAGTTCTACGACACGCCGAGACAGTTCAGGATAGTCGGGCAGGATGGAGCGATGAAGTTCGTCACGTACGACAATCGAAATATCGTCCCGGTAGAGGGAGACGACGGCATCCGTGAACCTGTCTACGACGTCGAGATCACCGCAGAGAAAGCCTCGCCTTACTCAAGAATGGCTCAGAACGAACTGGCGAAGGAAATCTACGGGATGGGCATCTTCAATCCGCAGATGGCTGACCAGGCTCTGGCTTGTCTGGAGATGATGGACTTCGACGACAAGTCTCAGGTCGTAGAGAGAGTCGCACAGAACGGGACCTTATTCCAGATGGTCCAGCAACTCCAACAGCAGATGATGATGATGGCGGCGATGCTGGATAAGGACAGGAACACCAACGAATTCACCGCAGGTCTGGCACGGCAGTTCGGTATGGAAGGACAGCCTATGCCCGCAGGCGGCGAACAGAAGAAGAACGTCGGAGAGGAATCCCCGACAACGGCGAAAGCCCGGGAAAGGGTCGCCGAATCCACAGCGGTATAACGAAAGGAGAACATAAATGAAAACAGTAACTATTCCCGGCAATCTTCACCCGTTTGAGGCAACGATCAACAACGTGCATTACGGTCCCTACCCGGCAGGGTCTACGCAGACCGTACCCGACGAGGTCGCGGCGGTCATAGAAAACTACAACGCTTCCCTTCCCGTGGAGAAGCATTACGAATCGACCGAGGAGGAGATCGCGAGGATCGCCGCCAGCATCGCTGACACGAAAGTCGCGGAGGCGCTTGACGGATACGCCGCGTTCGTCGATCTCTCAAGTGTATCGTTCACTCCCGGCACACCCGCAACCATCACCACGCAGTTGCCGAAGGCGGACGCACTCACACTTATCAGAGAGGCGTTTGATCGTCCGACGTCGATATCCGTTACGTACTCAAACACGAAGTATACTATGATCCCGACAAACCGAGTAGGCAGCGGCAATTCCGCGTTCCTTGTGTTCTCCACGCCGATCACGAGCGGCGGAGAAGTTCTGGGATTCATTGTGTTTGAGTTGTCGGTCGAGGGCAACGCTGTGAACGGTCTGCTTCAGTTCACCGGGATGCCGGAGGTTGAATGATACACGTCAAGTTTGAATTTGACGATCAGAGGGGTTCGATGACTCTTCGCGTCAAAGGTCACGCTGATCAGGCGGTCTACGGGCAGGACATAGTCTGTGCCGCCGCATCAATACTATCGACCACGTTGGCGCAGTCCCTGAAGGTTGACAGGACCGCCGACAGGCTCAGAAGGGAACCAAGGATAAAGTTCCCGAAGCCCGGGGACGCCCTTATCACGGCGTTCCCGAAAGAAGAGTACAAGCAGATCGTTCTTACGGAGTTCCTTATGGCGAAGTCCGGGTTCCTTCTGCTTGCCTACAACTACCCCCAGTACGTAATGCTGGAAGAAGACGATATCACCCCGCAGGGTTGATATAAATTCAAGGACTCGCCCACCTCACGGGCAGAAAGGATACTGATGGAACTCATCAAACTCAACCTTCAGTTTTTCGCTGAAGGCGCCGCGCCTGCGGCATCGGCTGTATCGGCGCCCGCCACGCCAGGGGAGA